GATGATGTTGCGGCCCTGGACGTCCGACAGGAACGCGTGAAGCTCCATCGTGCCGTCGCGGGATTCCGCATAGGCCCCGACCGGGGCGTGGCAGCCGCATTGGGTGGTCTGGAGGATCTGTCTTTCGGCGAGGGAGACTATACGGGAGGGTTTGTCGTCTATCCTTGTGACGATTTCTTCCAGTTGGCGGTCGCCGGTCTTTATCTCTACGGCTAATGCGCCTTGGGCGGGGGCGGGGATGAAATCATCGGGGGCAAAACAGAGGGAGATCCTGGATAGGATTCGTCCACAAGCACACCTCGCGCTTGCCGCCAAACGGGGTCCAAAGAGGCCAAAGCCCATTGCCAAAATGGTGAAAACCACTCTAGGATTAAGGCACCCCCCCGAGACCATCAAGCAGATGTCAGAGTCCGCCAAGGTTCGTTGCGTAGCTCACCCACAAGCCCACGACCAAGATACCCGCACCCTTATTTCCACCCAGCAAAAGGGGAGGATATGGGTTCATAACTCCACCACAAATCGCCGGTTGTGGCCCAAGGAGGCAGAGGAACTAATCGGCCAGGGATGGGTGTTGGGCAAAATCAATTTTAAGGCTATCCCAGATAAGCAAAAAGGGCGGATAGGAATTCGCAAGGGCCTTACCAGTCGAAAGGTGTGGCCCGATGAAGCTGAGGAACTCCTCAAGCAGGGGTGGGAGTTGGGGGACCAGAAAAGTGGGCAGGTGTGGGTTCACACCACTACTGGGGAGAGCCGTCTAGTATGGCCCCAGGAGGCCGAGGAACTCATTGCCCAGGGATGGCTAGCAGGTAATGGGCAGACCCTGCAAAAAGGACTGCTCTGGATTAATGATGGCTATACAAGCCGGAAGGTCTGGCCCAATGAGGTTGAGGAACTAACCAAGCAGGGATGGGAACGGGGTAAGACCCACCACTCCACGGGTATCCCCTCTCAGCAAAAGGGGCTTGTGTGGATCAACAATGGGACCAAGAATCGCCGCGTACAACCTGAGGATGTCAAGGGACTTCTCGATCAGGGATGGGTGCAGGGATTTCTAGGGTAGGTGGTAGCTCCTATTTGGTTGGTATGGTGAGGGGTACCACATCACACGCCCCTATCGGAGTCCCCAAACATGGCCCTCACCCTAAAAGATCTTGAAACCATAATGGCCCCTCTTTCCCTGGTGGGGAAACAGGAGGACACTTTTGATGTTAACGGGTTGGCGGTTACGCTGAGGACGTTGACTCCGGAGGAGGAGGTATTCATTCAGAGGTATGCCCGGGCAGCTTTTGCCGAGGGGGATACGACGGATCAGACGGGGGCACTAGACTTCCTGGACCGGCTTCGTAACTGCACCCTTGGGCATGCAATCACCCAGATTGGGACCATGGATTTTCGTGGGGTGGAGTACGTGGAGACTGGGGAGAAGTTGGCCAATGGGACTGCGGTCAAGGTCCGCAAGCATGAGGCCCTTATGGGCATTATCCAGACGTGGAGTCGGGGGATGACCACTTCGGTGTTCAAGAAGTTCAGTGAGTTGGTTGATAAAGTGGAGAAGGAGGTTGAAACCACCATTCACTTCGATGATGTTGACTATGATGCGGAAATTGCCAGATTGGAGGAAAAGATAGGGGATCTGAAGATTCAGAAGTCCCAGAAGGACCTTGGGTCGAATGATCTTCGTTCTGGCCTTGTAAAGAGAGCCGCCATGGACAGGCCATTTGCTTCTACCAAAGAGGACCTTCTTCCGACAGATGACGGAGCTGTTCCCGAAGCCCCTTCGAAGGAACCATTTGGCCAGGGGGATATGGTAACTGAGGAGGGGTCTTTTGTTGCAGTCCCCTCCGATGTGAAGAAGAGTGTTGAGCTCCCGGAGGAGCATCCTAAGCAAGTGGTCCCACCGGTCAGGAAGCCCCTTTTTGATATGGTGAAGCCCATGACACCAATCCCTGTTCGGGTCCCTCAGGTTCCCGCTCAGGCCCCTCAGGATCCGTTAGAATCTTCATTCGTTGATACATCAGATCCAAATGTGATTGAAGCTGAAAATCACAGGCTTATGGAGCTACGTAGCCGAACAGTTGTAAAGCCACCACATTTTTCGGCCAGAGAGGCATTTCAGGAAGTACAAAAGACGGAGCATCAGGTTGAATCCACTGAACCCCCTGTTGCCTCTGTGGTGCTTCCCAAGGTAGTGAAGAGCAACCTCAATCCCAGGTTTAAGCCGCCAGTAAACAAGGGATAGGGTGCGTGGCTACCACCACCCAGGATCCGTATGTGGATTTGCGGCAGCTCCTCACCCCGGGGTTTCTATCCACGACTGTTAACGTGGGGGGGCATAGGTATGGGCTGAAGTCCCTATCACATGGGGACTTGTTCCTACTGGACCAAGCAGTCAATGAGAATGACCCTACGTGGAAGCTTTGGATTGTTGCTCATAGCCTTTGGGTGGCGGATGGCATTTTTCTGTTAGAAGACGTGGTATATGCCCCAAAGGTAGTTTTTGAAGCCCTTTCCCGATCCAACCGAGCGTTGATCTCAGACCTGTTTGGGACGGTCTTGTGGTTGTTCAGACGGGTCAGGAAGGCTAACCTTTTTCTGGAGGCCTTCCTCTATGAGGAGGAATCCAGGCGCCTATGGGGGGCCGTTGGAAGAGGGGCTGTGCCACTATGGAGAAAATCTCCTGTGCCTGGGCTGGAGAGGCTGGGGTTGAACTCCCTACAGTCGGCGTGGATGTCCTGGAACCAGCTTGAGGATACCCGGGAGGAACAGGAGTACATTTGGTCCAACACGAAGGTGATGGTGTCTCTTCAATCTCACAAGTCCTATCAGAAGATGGACAATCGAGACAAGTCTCGTATTGAGACCGAGAAGGGTCGCCGTCGGGCTGTAATTGATCGGGTTGGGGCTATATATCGAGGGGAGCTTGATGATGCTGGGAACTCTAAGTTGCCTAATGGTGTTCGTTCGGCCAGAACTGACCAAGAGTTGGCGGATGAGATGCGTAGGTGGGTGACTGGGGATATGGATAGTCACGATAAGATCATCGCAGACTACAAAGACAGGATTAGGACGCAACAATTAGAGCAGGAAGGGGCCCGGGAAGAGGCCCTACGAAAGGTTCAGGCTAGAAAGCTGCAAGAGGCACATGTGCTAGGAGTCAGGAAGCCAGCCTTGGTGGGTCTCACTCAGGAGCAAATGGAGCAAAAGTTCAAGGGTGCAAAGCCGGGGGCCAAGTTCATCATTGAGGCGGATCCCGTTAGTCGGACTTTCAATCGCTACCTAAGACACGATGTAACTCCAGGGAACCTGAAAGTAGACCCAGACGGGAGGGTTGTGTCGGCGGACATGGCACAAGGGACATCCCAGGACCCCAAACCCAGCCTCCAAGAACTGATTGCAACTAGGAAGACCATTCTCAATGGGCAATGACCAGAAATACAAGGTCTCGTTTGAGGCAGACTTCAAGGGTCTTGTCAAGAACGCCCAAGAGGCGTCCTCCAAGATGGAGGACTTGTTTGCAGCCGCCATTAAACAGGGGGTCAATAGCAAGGGGCTTCAGACCCTTGCTAGGGATCTGGAGAAATCTGCGAAGAAAGAGGCTGAGGTAAAAGAGAAGATTGAGAAGCGGTTAGCTGTCAAGAAACTTCGGGACCTTGGAAGGGAGGCTGAGGTAAAGGAAGAACTGGCTGAAGAACTGGCTGACTTGGAGAAGAGGCTTAACAATAAGACCATAAAGGTGAAGGAGAAGATCCAGCTCACATCACAGAAAAAGGTGGCCCAACAGCAGTTGGCTTTGTTTACAGAATCCGCTGAGGCACTTGAGAAGGGGCTCAATAAGGCATTTGAGGAACTTACGGATGTAGTCCATGGCATGAAGAAGGCTGAGAAGTCCTCAAAGGTCATGGCTTGGTACCTGGAGAAGACATCGAAGGAGTTCGCGGAGACCATTACCGGGGTAGCTGATAACTTCGGTTCCAAGCTGACAGGCAGTATTGATTCAGGGGCAATTGCCCGGAGTCTAGGGGCCGCTTTGGGGAAAGGTCTGGGGTCTATAGGGGATAAGGCCGGTGGGGCATTCAAGATGCTCCTGGGTCCGCTTGGGGCCATCATTGGGATGCTTGGTGTTTTTGCCGGGGTGATGTTTGACACCGACAAGAAGATCAAGGAATTCAATAGGTCGACGGTAAAGACCTTTGGGGCTCTTACCTTGGCCAGTTTAGGGTCTGGAGATCTGTCCAAGGGTCTTCGCATCTTGAACCATACTGTTACCGACCTGATGACTAACTTCGGGGTTAATCAAGAGGAGGCAATGGCTCTTTTTGACGCCTTGGACAAAGGGGGTATCACACTCGATAGACTTACCCGCGGCTCAACCAATGCTGCGGTAGCCCAGAGGGAGTTGTCCACGACACTGGCAGATATCCATAGGGTTGCAAATGCGACAGGTGTGGGGCTCACAGAGTATGCTGATAATCTGACCAACTATGTCAATGACCTTGGTATGAGTCTGGAGACGGTCAACAACTCTTTTGCCACCATCTCGAAGATGGCATCACAGAGTGCTTTTGGAACCAGACGCTTCTATTCGATGGTTGTCCAGGCAACAGCTGGCCAGTCTTCCCTGAATGTTAGGTTGGAGGATACTGCCGACCTTCTTATGAAGATGACGAAGATCATGGGGGCCAAGAAAGCCACCGAGATGGTTGGTCAGTATGGGGGTGACCTAAGCCAGATGAACACCCAAGAGAGAATGCGGACGGCTTTGGTGGGAGGTAGGGCAACCAGGAGAGTTATTGGTAGGGAGGCAGTTTCACAAGCCAGATCCCTTGGTACAACAGCCACCTCCGGAGGTACTGGGGGGAGGTCCATGATCAATGACCTTACTGTGGCGTTGGGAAGTGGGCCCCTTGTAGATGCAATAGAGCGGGCAGGCACAGCATCCTCGGATCAAGCAGAGGAGGCATCTCAAAACCTGATTCATCAGATGAACTCGATGTCACATGGTCAGCAAGCAGCCATGGTGAATACCCTTACTAGCAGTTCCAACCCACAACTATCCAACTTGGGTAGACAGATGGAACAAATGGTGAAGCTCGCTCGCGCCACTCAGGGGGGGATTGGGGCACAGACAAACGCCTTCCAGGCCCTTGGTCCTAGGGGGTCAATTGCACTACGTTTGGCCACTATTCAGGAGCATTTTGGTAGAGGATTTGATGAGTTGTCTGGTGCAGAGAGGGCGGGGGCTGAGGCATTCATTGGTGTATCCGGTCCTCAGTCCGATGCTTTGTCTACACTTGCCTTCAACATGAGGGGGGGATTCACTCGACTGCAAGCCCTTCAGGCCAGGGGGAATGTAACCGCTGAGGAAAACTCCCGGATGGCAAGTGAATTGGGGGCAGAGATTAACAGTAGCGGGGAGGTGGTGTCCTCTAGTACAGGGCAGGTGATCTCCGACTCCAATGGGCTTCTTCTGTCCTACATGCAGCAATCGGGGGCGGATGAGATAAAGACCCGGGATGAGCAAACGGAACTGGCTTTTCAGACGATGGAGGCTACAACCTCTCTCGCCGATGTTGTTGAGAACAAGCTCCTATACTACACGCGATCCCTGTATGAAAATGTTGGGGAGCCTTTGATCCAATGGCTCGGCAAGCAATTGGATCCGGCTGGGGAGGCAAGGAGAGCCGCAGCTACAGAGATCCGTGGGGGAATTCGTGAAGAGTTGGGGCATGAACAGGAAGCTGCCTCCAATATCTCCGGTCAGATAAAGACGCGTGAGCGGGAGGCTTCATCCGCAGATACCACGATAGCTAGGAAGAGGGTGCTTCAGGGAGAGCTGACTGGCCTTCGGGGCAGGTATGAGGAGTCCAGAAGAAGGAGAGACACCTTAACAGATGCCCAACGGAGATTGTCTACTGGGGATATGACGGGGGTTGAGCGGACCGTAACGGTAGCTCCTCAGCAACAGGATTCCGAATTGCTTGAGGGGGGTGGTGGGGTAATTACCAGATTGGAGAACATGTTTGGGGTTGGGGATGCCGCAAGAACCCCGGGGCGGCCTACGACTCGCACAACCACTGCTTCTCCCACGGAATACCTCAGAAACCTAATGTCTGGGGCCGGGGTGTCTGGGAGAACTGTGGCTGATGTAATGCCTGGGGGAGGTGCCCCCTCGGCAACTCCAGAGGCTTCAAATCGGCCCTCAGCAGATGCCACAGCTATTACGGATACCGCCCAAGCCCAGGGTGAGCGGGCACTAAGAGAAACAAAACGGGTGGCACGAGCACAGACAAGATTGTTCACAGGAAATGCCGTCGGTGATGCCCTTGGCAATAGTAGTTTGCCTATGGATCTCGGGAGAGCAAACGCGCAAGCCAACTATGAGCTCCAGTTGCGGGACACCCTTGTGGGACAAGATATTGACCCGGACACTATTAACAGGATCATGCAGACCGGCTCGGCGGCTGGGACCAATGTGGCGGGTGATGCCAATATCACTAGGATGCTCGGTACCCTGAATTCGGCCCGTGCCTCAGTGGCCCCTGCTGCCCATGACTTCGTCTACCAGAACGGTGGCGGGAGACCCATCATTACTCCAATTGATAGAGAGGATCAAGTGGTTGGCTCGAAGCCTGGGGGTCCAATTGCTAGGTCAGGTGGTGGTGGCAACGTTCACGTCAATATCTACGGTGGGGACGAGCGTAGAGTGTATGACGTAGTGCGAAGGGTCCTCCAACAATCTGGAATCCAGCCTAACCGGGTTGGGTCTAACGCCTAGCCAATGCCATCCCAGTACACAGTCAAGTCGGCCTTCCAATCCCCCCTGGACGAGTTTACGGGGTCAGGGAAGCGTCCTGTTGTGTTTGACAGCGTTGGGCCCGACCGGGAAACATCGCTTCTGCCAATGGACCTTAAGATGGTTCTGCATGTGAACCCCACCTCCATGCAATTCACTTATGCCAAGACCATCGAGAGGACACAGACTCTCGGGGGGTTCGTGGAGTTCCACTGGGGGGAGAACCCCACGGAGATCAGTTTCAATATCGCCACAGGGGGGTTTGTACGCCTCTACAGTGGACTCTCGAACGTCACGGGACCAACCCCATCCAACGATCTCATCCAGCCTGCCAGTGCCCGTGCTAGGTCGGTCAATGGCACCCGTAGGGATACCATCGCCTATGACAAGTTCCTGGACCTGCTGGCCCTGTTCCACAACAATGGGGCCATCTATGATAGCCAAGGGAACCTAGCCATGCAGGGCTGCATTCGGATCCTCTATGATGGTGGGGCATGGTGGGGGTGGTTCGACGGATTCTCGGTTGAGGAGACTGCTGACAAGCCCTATCAGTTTAGCCTGACAACCAACTTCATCGTGGAAAAGGAACGCTTCCTGATGAAGTCCACGAACTCAATTCTGCCAGTGGTGCCCAACACAACTCTGGCCACTCCTCAGACTCCTACGGCACCTGTGGCCCCCCCCAGTGCGCCACAACCATTTGCCTCCCCAGATCCTTCTGTTGCAGAACAGCAGGCCATAGCCCGAGACTTGGCAGGATTGTAAGCCAATGCCAAGAAACCCAGTTCAGCCAGCCAGCTTCTTCAAGGGCATCCCGGATACCAACAACACGGCCCGTGACTATGTGGTCCAGGATGGCATTCCTATAGATGGCAGCAATGCCCAACTCAGGAGCCTGTCCCCATTCCTCATACGGGTGTTGCTCCCTTCTATTCTCGGAGACAATGGGTCCAACCTGCTTGCTGCACCGCAACCCCACAACAGGAACCCTCCACCTGGGTCGGTTCGGGAGGACAACAGGAGTCTCACCAACTATTCGCAACCGGCTCAGACCGTTTCGGCCGATGCGGCTGTGGAGTATAGGAAGCTGACTCAGTTGGGGGGATCCCTTCCGGGTCTGTCTACCACATCCACGGCACAACTGGAAACCCAATATAACCAAGCAGTCTTCAATCAGGTGTTCGGACCAGCGGTTCGGGGAGCCATCCCTAACAGAGACCCAAACCACAGACCTGCTATTGTCCCGGCGATGACCAATGACATTTCCGCCCTGAGCCTTGCCCTTCAGCTCAAGAGGATGTCTGAGATCCCTCCGTTGCTATTGCTGATCAACCCTACCTCAATGCAGGTACAGTACAAGAAGATTGGACAGTTCCAGGAACGCAACCGCTACGGGTATATCTACCAGTCTTGGGGAGAGGAACTCCCCAAGCTGACCTTCACGTTCAAGATAGGGGCCTATGTGGCCGGACACGCATCATTGACTCAACAGGCGGTGTCAGGGGTCCAGAGGGCGTCCAGGAACGATAGTGCTTCTTTCCAGCAACTCCAGGCATTGCTGATGCTTTTCAAGAGTGGGGCCTATTTGCAGGACATGGTCCAGAACTCCAGGGCCTTCCCGATGATTGGGAACTTGGCCATCGAGTATGACCAAAAAACTTATGTTGGACACATGGACACCTTTTCATTTGGGGAGGAGGAGTCTCAACAGCATGGGGGGTTGGAGATATCGGTTGACTTCACGGCCATCAAGGAGTTTGATTTCGCTCCTCAGGTTTCTGTGGTGTCCCCTATGACCCGGCCGGATTCACTCTACAGGGGGGTGTCCGGTGGGTCTTTGAATCGTAGTGGCAGGGGGGGGTCTCAGTTCTTTACGGCCCCCACTATAGGCATAGAGAGCCAACAGGCCCCAGCCCAGCCTTGGGCAGGTGCTGCGGTAACTACTGCTGGTGTGCAGCCCGCAACCGTTTCATCACGGAGGCGGTAGGACATGTCCATAGTCAATCGACCTTACGCTGGAACCTGGGCTCCCAACAAGAGGGAGGTTGTGCAAACGGTCTGCGATTTTCTTGTGTACCTCAACGGGGACACTTCTCTTCCAGGTTGCAGGCAATGCCGTAGAAATATCGACATCCAAAAGTTCGTGACATCTGTCTCGATTGACTGTGGGGTCGAGCCCGGAGCCTCCAACTCCAGCATCTCCCTGGCAGTCCCACGGACCTATGGGGACTCCATTTTCAGGGATGGGAACACCCTCTTGAGGACGGGGCTGGAGGTACATATCTATTTCCGAGGGTACTTCCCCGTAAAGGGAATGACTACCTCCAATGCCCCCACAGCGGTTGGTGGCATCAACCTTGGAGACATCCCCCAATATCCCTACTACCCAGTGTTTCACGGGGTAGTGACTTCGGTTGGCTATGAGTATTCGGGGGGATACTACTCGGCCACCCTGACCTGTAACGGGATGCTCCATTTCTGGCAGCACCTCAAGTTTTCCACCTCTGGTTCGTTCTTCGGGGCAAGACCCACAAACAGCGGGGTGCACACCACCGTTACAGGGCATCCCCTGTCTGGCAAGTCCCCTTATTCGATCATGTACTCCCTCTACAGGGATACTGCGGGGGCCGCAGCCGGTGTGGGGTTTGCCCTGTCTAGCAGGTCCAACTATGGGGCTGTCAATGCGACTACGGGAGACTCCCTGTATGCACTGACTATCCGTTACTGGGAGCAGCGGTTCCGCAGCCGTATCTATGGGCTCCGTATGCACGGGGCGACGGGAGAGCTTTTCACATCCTCCCAACAGGCATTCCTGTCCCTCTATGGTTCAGGGTCTAGTGCCCAGGGGGGTCACCAGCACATTGCTGGACACAGTGCTGCAACGGCCCGCCCATCTGGGGACCCATTTGCCCAGGACATCCCTCTCAGTTCTTTGGTTGATAGTCGGGTCCTCAGGCAAGCAACTCGATTGCTGCCTTCGGAAAATGGGAGCCGCCTCAGTACGAATGCCCAACAGCTTCAAGCTTTCGCCACTGACTATGGTAGCTATGGGCAGGTGAACTTGTTTGAGTCCACCTATGAGTCAAAACTTGACATTGCTACCTCGGTGACGGGGGTCACGGGCTATGAGTTCTACCAGGATGTGGACGGGGACCTTGTCTTCAAGCCCCCACTGTTCAACCTGGATACCAGCTCCTCGCGGGTTTATCGTATCGAGCCCATTGACATCATCTCCATCTCGTTTACGGAGACCGAGCCGGAGGCCACATACATCATCATCAAGGGAGGGGCTTTCCAGAACACCCGTGGGTTGGTGGACGAGAGTGAGTGGGGTACCCGGTCCACATACGTAGACTACAAACTCGTGGCCCAATATGGGTGGCGCGAAAGTTCCATCGAGTCAACCTACTACAACAATGCCAAGTCAGCCTTCTTCTTTGGCATCTCACAGCTAGACCGGATCAATGCGGGGGTGAACGCTTGTTCGATCACGATCCCACTTCGGCCTGAGATTCGTCCAGGCTACCCCGTATACATCCCCCACATTGATTGTTACTACTATGTCCAGTCCATCTCGCATGCCTTCAATTTTGGGGGCCAGTGCACCACGACCCTGTCGTTGACGGCTCGCCGAAGGAAGTTCATCCCACCGGGAGACAACTCAGGGGCATCCGTTGGGGCAGACCTTCCCCAGGTGCAGTTGGATAAGACCAACATGTCTCCCCGGCCTCTCCAGGTCCTTGACAATAGTGGGATCCCACGGCTAATAGGGTTCCCCAACGTGGTCATGGCGCTTGACCCTATGCACATCAACCCGATGTTCTACTCGTATGGGTTTGGAGCGGAGTCTAGAAACCTCACAGCCACCACAGGTACCAATCGACGGGAGGTAACAGATGCCCGGCGTCAGACCTTCATTGGGGGATTCATTCAAGCCCTGTTGGAGCGTGGTGTGCTTATATCCCCTGGAAATGAGGGGGCCTCAACATCCTCAGCGAGGGGAAATACCGATTATCGAAGTACTGGCAACTCAACTACCCAATCATGGGGGGTCGCTATTGGAAGCCAATTTAGCACCTTCACGGTGAATGAGGCCGACCTTACTAGGGCTCTGGGCACCTTCATTACCACCAGAGACCTCACGCAGACCAGCATCACAACACTCAGTGCCACGGTGGAGAGGC